TATGTCTGCTTCGTAGATTTTTTCCTCATAAGTATCCCATAATTGCTGAGCGAGTTGAGGTGGGACTGGGATTTTGTGAGGACTATTATAGATATATGCTTGTTCGAGGGTACGTTCATCATCGCCCTCGGGTGGCCAACCCAAATTGTCGGGACCACCATAACGACTACCAGGATCGTGATAGCCCTTGCTGCGAAATTCGATGACTAGTTCACCGTAGCCATCGACTTGTTGCAGAAGGGGAAGAAGAGCTTGAATGCTTCGGTTGGGCTTATCCGTAGCTGTTTCATAGACGATACCATCATCGTGAACATACAGTTCGACAAAGAAAGTACCTTTCGTATCCCAACCATTATTTCGTCGCATAGGTTACTCCTTCTTCTGTAATATCTTTGAATACAATCATTAGTCCGAAGACCGATTAACCAATAATTTTCTTGCACGGGTAGTTATTTTTGAGCCACAGCACTTCTACACGCTCGCCCTTTTTTGACTTACTGGACGCCTTGCAATCTATCTGTCGTTCCACCCAAACCCAATTATTTCTTCTAGCATATTCATCATATAACTTATTACGATATCCACTTAATATAAATTTTCCGGTGATACCACTCAAAGTTTCTAATAATTCCGTATGTTGTTCTCGAGTCATCTCATGGGTGTAATCTTTGGTTGTAACTCGCGTTTCGTGCAAATATGGCGGATCACAATAAAATAACGTATTCACGCCATCTTGTTGGCGGATTACTTCGCAAGCGTCAGCATTCAAAATGACGACTCGCTGTAGCCTGTGGTATACGTCTTCCAGACCTTCGATAGCGGTCCACCATGCGGAAGCTTGTTCATTCATACCACGTCGCACACGATTACGAGTCAGAGTAGCAAAATCCTTACATAAGCCTTGTCTGCTCTGGCGACAACGGATAAAGAACGCCCAAGCCGCCAATTCTGGATCATCGCATATATCAAATTGTTCGATGTTCGCTCGATGGTATTCGGCATCGCTAAATGGAGTGGCCTCGCACAAACGCCGAAATTTTTCAAAGCTCGCAGATTGTTGAAGTACACGCCAAAAATTGGTTAAATCCGTGTTTAAATCATTGATGACTTCGCTAATGCCATCGCATGGTTTGCGCAATAAAACAGATAGTCCTCCGGCATATGGTTCAACATAATGCACATGCGGTGGCATGTAACTGATAATCCAATCAGCCAAATAATGCTTGCCGCCATGCCATTTGAGTGGTGGATTGATCATGCCAATGATTGCACTCCAAGTGATTTCAATTTTTGTGCCATTGTATCTGGTTTAAACCCGATAGTATGAATAAGCCCGATGGTTGGCAAGCCGGATGGCATTTTATCGTTTAATCGCCAACTACTATAATTAGCCAACAACCATCTCCTGGTGGCCCAACAAACAAAATGAAAGGTCGGAAATCGATCGATCAACAAGATATAGTATGATTCCGGCAATACAGACTTCCAATATTGTAACATTAGATCCTCATGATGTCGCTTTCTAGATAAAGAGCACTCATACCAATCGCCAGACCGGCATCGCATATATAAACAGCCAGTATTATCACTATAATGCTTGGTAGTTTTTGTTTCTATTGGTAATGGTAGCCCAAAAACAATAGCTGGTATGTCTATCCCATAATTACTACTATGCACACGCAGGCTCTTCCAGAGACGTAATTTTTCCTCCTCGCAGACACCGATGATTCTACTAAATAATCGAATGTTACCGATTTCCCCAGCTATACCATGAGGACTGATGTCCTCGTCGGCATTTGGATTACTGCGATCACCACCGGTATGTGCTATAATTTCAGCAGATAATTTATATGCCTCATGAATATCGTCACTAGTAACAGTTACTGTATATTTTGGATCGAACATTGTTGCCTCCCAACAACAAATACATTATTGATAGATGTATTTAAATACTAAATTTCAATACCAAAGAAAAGGAAGTAAGATGGATACATCAAAAACTCCCAACAAACCTTTACGTTACTTCAACGGGCGTTGCAACACTTTTCAAGGCCCCAGTCACGGCTACATCGTCGCCCGCAGTAAAGCAGAAGCTGTTCGCCTAGGGCAAGCGGCCTTTGGTAAATCTTTCACAGCCACAGAACTCAATAAATATTGGGCCGAAGCGTGGGGAGATGAAGCTACCGAAGCTCTTGGCATGCCACTTGAATCTGGTGCATATATCAGATATCGTGGCCGCTTTTATCGATTCGCTGGTAAATCTTCCACAGCGACTTGGTAACTGTAAAAGCCCGGCTGGCTTGGAGCGTAAAACCAGCCGGGCTCCGGAATGGAAACACGAAAGAGAATGCTTCACATTCACACCATGGTTAATGGGTCATACAACCCTCGGTACTCATGGTTTACCGGCCAATATGGTCCTTGATAGAGGTACCATTAATGGCCATGGCGGGCCATAATCCCACTAAAATACATACATACACATATTTGGCACTTGATTTAACGATATCATACAATCATGCAACAATCATATAAAAGGTACCATTATGATTCACGACGACTTGAATATAGCGTTACAAAAATGGGTGGAAATAGTCGGTCCAGACGCTGATGGCACAATCAAAAACTACGATCATCGCATCTGCATCGACGAACTCAACGAAGCCCAAGAACTGGATCAAACCGGTATCACCACCGCAATGCTCTTACAGAGTATCTGGGACTATTATAGCTCCAACGTGAAAGTCAGCCTCCGCGATGTCATCGAAGAGAATCCCAAAGCAACACGACTGATACAATTATACAAAGAACTTGACAACCTACTACACGCTACCACCATCGACACAGAAGCATCGCAATTCCAATCCAAAATCATCGAAACATTGCGATTTTATGGTGCCGAACATGCCGTCGAGACGGCCAAAAACAGGGGTATACTAGGTATACTACGCCGCGACGCCTTACGATCTATGGAAATCTTCAACGTGTTTCAATTCGTACAAGGTCGCTCCATCACGACCACGATGAAATACGCACCATTTGTCTACCGATTTGACAATATTCATTCGCTAATAGAAGCAACTATCGCTCACGGCGAACCGGGGGTAGCCTTATGCCATATTCTTGATCCAGACGGTATGGAATTCAGCTATTTCTGTTTCTCGGTATGGAATGGTGGCACCTTAACTGTCGTAACAGACAAAGACGACAGCACGCATCCCTTACAAAACCAGATGACGCGCTGCCCAGCTCGCAAATTGTATAATCGATGGGGTAAGCACCACTTCCCTTACGAATTATTAAACGCCACGTTCAGCGGTAATGCCAAGAATGTCTCCTTTACCCAGAAACCTGGTCTGATTGCTTACAACACAAAAGTAACGCGATTGCAGGACGTATGGAGCCTAGAACCAGAAGTTGTAATTTGGCTGGCGATGGTGTTTGAACAATTACACCAGCGATACTTCGTAGAAAACCTGTTGCTGCCAGATTTATCCTATACTGCCGATATGATGCAAGAAGAGGTGCCTGTTCAAAGTTCATTGATGCTTGTCAACGGTTGGAAACCACCAATCATCCCAAAATTCACCAGCCAAGACCTCACCCAAAACAGCACCGCAGAAAATTGGCATCGGGAATCCACCGGGCACAATCTGTGGCTGGAAGAGCGATATCGCGATAAAGTGCCGAATTCTTTCTTGAATCTGGTTTCAGACGGCAAGCAATTGCTTGGTGGCCCGATTAGCGATTCTACAGAATTACGATTATTCGACACAGTCAGAAAAGACTTAAAAACGCCATCTTTACATAACTTCGGTAGTAGCGACCAGCTTCAACAAGACCACGAATTCATCGCTCGTTACAATCAAGCCAAAACTATCAATGCTTTGGCTGCAACTGAATTTAAAGAACGATCTCATGAAATTCTCGAATGGTACAAAGAGAAAGTTCTAGCCAATAGTGAATTCTTAATCGATGCGGCTTGCCGCATGGAATTGATGGCACCTAGCAAACGATATGATGGCTTTTCCAGCGAGGAAACGACCCACGACGTAAATGTCATCAAAATCGAATATGATAAAAATGGGCACTGCCGAATACCCGGTGGCTACTATTATGCATATGGTGTATTAATTGGCCGAATGACACGAACGCAACATTATTGTGCTATCAACCCTAGCATTCGGGCTAATATCACCGCTGTCATCAGTGTTGACAATAAAGCAACCATTTCTTTGGTCACTGGAGTCGCTCCAGAAGATTTACCAGATATGCTGCAACATTACAGCCGTCATGAACCATATACCGGTAATAGTATATTAGATCGGATCGATCCCATGGAATGGGCTTTATGTGACCCTTGGAATAAATTGGATTTGTCTATTAAAATAGTATTATCTAGACAAGAATTTAAAAAGCGGCGACGCCAATTATTGCTCCCAGAATTCACGGATTGGGACTCGATCAGTCGCCGTGCGGAATACCAAGGTTGGTGAACCAATGTATTGTAAAAAGCGAAATTAACAAACCGATATCTGATTGCAACAGTCGGATACGAACCAAGAATCAATCAAAAGTGTCTAATAAGGGGCCAATCAGATCGAAACCATGGTGTAGATGACAATTACTTCGCTGTTAACGAAACCCAAATTGTTATCGTTTGTTCCTGGTTTCGATCTGATTGGCCACGAAACAACACTGTGGTGTAGGTCAGAGATACTTCGTTTCTTGTAAAAACGTTCTCAGGTTCGATTCCTGAATCAGCTGGCGCTGGAATCCGTTTCTCTGATCGCCTGTTCCCAGTGTTTTAAAACATCAATACCGTGGTGCAGATAAGGGTTACTTCGTCAATAATCTGTGGGTCACTGGTTCAAATCCAGTCAGGCATAACTGCTTGTAGCTCAGTCTGGTAGAGCAACAGAACAGAAACACCTTTATCGATTTATTCCCGGTATTGGTTTTGAAACACTGTCGTGGTGAAGAGTGCGGTTACTTCGTGAAAAAAGACTGTACTCGTTTGTTCCCGACAGCTTTTTATGGAGAAAAGAAATGGCCGCTATCAACAAGAAGTCAGACAAAAGCCACCTGTACGAACTGGAAACTCGCCTAGCCGGTGGTTCCGGCGCACGAGCCGCCAAACAAAACGCAGAGGCGTTGCTCCGTCGAAGCGTCATGTCATGCTTGTTGTGGGAGGACATTGCTTACACCAGTGGTGACTGTGTAGCTAAACAGATTAGCGACCTTATCCCACAAGTCGATCCGCAAATCGTATCCGAAATTGCCGTCGAAGCGCGATTCAAACAAAAGCTTCGTCACGTACCTCTGTTTATCGTGCGTGAAATGGCCCGCCATGCTACGCACAAGGCGTTAGTCCGACGCACTTTGCGTGAAATCATCCATCGACCGGACGAGTTGGCAGAATTCCTCGCTATTTATTGGAAAGACAAGAAAAATGCTCCCCTTGCTAGCTCCGTCAAGCGAGGATTAGCAGACGCTTTCCAAAAATTCGACGAATACCAACTCGCCAAATGGAATCGTCCTGACTCCATCAAATTACGGGACGTACTCTTCCTGGTACACGCCAAACCAAAGGACGAAGTACAAGCTGCTGTGTGGAAACGACTCGTCGATAATGATCTTGCAACCCCGGATACCTGGGAAGTTGGGTTGTCGGCGGCTAAAAGCGAAACTGACAAGCGGCGTGTGTGGGAAGGTCTAATCGAACGCAATAAGCTTGGTGCAGTGGCTGTGCTCAAAAACTTGCGAAACATGCAGCAAGTCGGTGTCCCCCGCCATATGATTACCATGGCTATTGAACAAGCCAATCCGACTATGTTGCTGCCGATCAATTTCTTAGCGGCACGCAATGCTGCTCCGGACTTTACGCGATCTATCGAATCACTCATGTTCAAGTGTGCGGCTGAGTGGCCAAAGTTACCAGGATGGACCATCTTCGTTGTTGACGTTTCTGGTTCCATGGATACTCGTTTGTCTTTTAAGTCCGAATATACTCGAGCGAGTGCAGCGGCAGCTATGGCTATCTTGGCTGCGGAAGTGTGCGAGAATATCATCGTATACGCCACAGCCGGTAACGATGGCACTCATGTGCATGCAACGAAGAAGGTACAACCGCATCGTGGGTTCGCCTTAGCAGATGAAATCCTCCGCGACCGATTGGGTGGTGGTGGTATCTTCACGCGGCAATGCTTGGAGTATATCCAAGGTAAAGAGAGTGAAGCCCCGGACCGGATTATCGTCTTTTCCGATTCAGCGGATTGCGATTACTATAATCGTCGAAATCCGAAACCGTTTGGAAAGCACAATTACATCGTGGACGTCTCATGCGAGAAGCATGGCGTTGCCTACGACGGTATCTGGAATGCAGAAATCTCTGGGTGGTCAGAGCATTTCTTGCGGTTCATTGCATCTTACGAAGCGAGTACACAATGCGTGCTGCAATAGATATGACGCAAGACGCCCATGCCGAACTTAACCGAATGGCGGACAAATTAGGCGTCCCGATGGCTGAAATTATACGTCAGTCGTTGAACCTGCTGAAGATTTATACGGACGCACAAGATGCTGGGAAATATTTGGCAATTATCGACGATGACAATATCTCAAAAGTGACTATTAAATGAGCTTCGACGACGACATTCAGCAGGCAGTGCGAGAGGCGTTGATAAAACTAATCCGTAGCGGTGATTGGTTACGACTAGACTATAACGCCAAATTGCCAATCGATCAGGCTTTCTTACGACGCATCCAAAATAGCGTCAACATGGAAAATGTCCTGGTCAAATTAACTGATAAGATTGAAGAACGGGTCGCTGATGCCATCTTCAATTCCATGGTAACAGAAATCGCCACCGACGTTAAGAAGATCATGTCCAACACAGAATTACGCGAAGATCTTCGTTCTATGCTGCGTGCCAAAATCAGAGCGGCAAACGAGGCAGTAACGTCATAATTTGCTCGCAAACTCTATAAATGCTTGCGTGCATCTCGTTTTGATCTCGCATTCGGCTAGTTTTCCAAATATAACTAGCCCGAATTTGTTGGCGGAAAAACAATATATCTCATCACCGCCATCGGCCACCAAGAAGATCGCACTATCCACCCAACGGTGAATATTCTCATATATTTCTGTCATCCCGCCTTGATAATATGAGGCGAAGCGATTAAATGGGTTTTAGATATTTCCACCGCTATATAAGTTTTCAAGTACGGATTGGCTGGTTCGTCATGCAGGACGATATTTTGCCCGGTGATTCGTGCTATAAACGGTTCTGGTTGCCAATTTAAGGGAAAACCATGTGTATTAGCTGTCGGGCCAATTAATTTATGCGTAGCCATTTAATAACACTCTGGAAATGGAGAATTTGAGTTTTCCAAATCGTGATATCCAGGTAAATTATACCAGTTTTCACCATCCCCACAACAATCACACATCGACACGTCATGAACCAAATCCACACAATAATGACATGGTGGGTTAATATGGCATGAACACCCACCAGCCTCTTTCATACGACGTTCTCGATCGGCAATCCATTCCAATATCACATCATGATCGCCGGTATCATCAAAAATGGCTAATGTCTCAGCATCCACTTGGTCAATATTCAGAAACCCAGTTCCACCACAACGTGTGCATAACATTTTGTTTATGCCTCCACACTTCTTCAAAGATATACGGGATATATTATGACATACTTCGAAAGCCAGCTATCGAAAGCTCTTGGCACCATCACACCAGCATGGCACACAGAGGTAAAAAACCTCATAGCTAAAGCCGTAGACTGGAAAACAGAAATCGAATTGCCGACACTATATGCACAGCTCAAAATCAAATTCCCAACACTAACCCCCGAAGAATTCCGCAACGGAATGCGCCAAATGTATGAGAATGACGAACTTCTACTCATGGATTACACCAGAGCACCTGCAGAAATTGCCGATAATCCAGCCACAATATTAATTCCAGCCCGCAGTAAAAAAGGTGGCATCTACGACGACTATAAGTATTCAGTAAGAGTCTATCCAAGACGATAGATTTTTGTCTTTCATAATTTCTTCGACCGATGCGGGAGTACCCATTTCGATTTGGATTTCTAGGTCAGATTCGTTCAATTTATGTATATTCTCGAGCTTTTCCGTTTTCTCCGTTGCGTTCTCGTTGTCGGTGGTGGCCGCGACTCGCCAGACATATAACGCACTAACGGAAACCAAGAGGAAGGCCGTCAGAAGACAAGCCTTTAAGGACTTATGCATAGTATGCGACCAATTCTTTAAGAACATTAGGATTGATGACGAAAGGATGATCTCTAAGCACTTTGATATATGTCTCTAACTTTTGGAAGAAGTTAGGGTCGGCAAATTCGACTCCCGCTACCATATGCATTTTGGTATGAAACGGAGAAGTATAAATCTTCGCAACACAATCTTGTAATTCCACAAAGAACATTGCTCGTTGCATATTTTTAATATGCTCTATTCCTATATGAGTACAGTCTCTTAATTTCGTGTTTATTGTTGGTATAGATCTAGTAAGCACTGGACGAAGTTTATATGATTTTAGGCAGTCGTAAACCCAGGCTGCTATGATATTGGTTGCCGTATCTCGTAATCGCAAATTTTCGGCGATGCCTACCAAACTGTCCAAAAATCTTGGCGTCTCAGCGTACGGTATAGATACAGTTGTAATAACTTCTTTGGTTTTGCCGTCTTCTAATTCAAAATGTTTGCATTTAAAGATTAAGCACCCATCATCATCCAATAAGATATTGACTAAAGCATTATCCGGTTCAACATTGAACGATACTTCTACACTGGTTGGGTTTGGTGCATGTTGTATACGAACAGCATACACGCCCAATGCCAGTAGGACCTCGGTGATGGTGTCAATGACGTTCAATTCAACCATCCCAATCATTCTTCACTAGCCGGAAAATAACTGTCCGATTATAAAATAAAAAATACATACAAAAAAGCCCGGCTGGGCGAACCATACCGGGCCGTGCACTAATCAGTTGCGACTATAATCACGGAGTTGGAGGCGGTGTAGTGAGCGGAATTGGAGCAGAAACCGCTATGACTTGATGGTGACTCCTTACAACCACTTGCACTGTAGCAAATTCATTTAAATATTGTTGCTGATGCTGATGCTGATACACTTTATCAACGCCGTCACCCACTGTGTAAGCAACTCGGGGATATGGCGTCAATACAGCACCATTGCTTGTCATGAATATAAGAAACACACCACTCCCACCATCCAAGGAGTCGTCGTTTATAGTGCTATACACTTCATAGTCAAATTTGATTGAATTAGTGAATTTCTGAAAATTTGATACGGTGATATGAGATTCCGAGAAATTTGGATAACATGTCCAACTAACCATATTGGGTGCTGTGCGCCAAATATTAGGATCGACGGCATCTTGCACTTCCAGTGTAATATTAGCCATTATCATAGTGCAAATATTATCTTGGCCGCCCAAGTCTATCGCCGAATCCGAGATATCATATTTCGTCATAACATTTGCATCAACAATCGTATACACTGGGTCATATACAACAGAGTCTGCTCCATAATCGACTTCAACGACCATTTTTAGACGGCCAAGGCGACCAGAAGAGACTTTCGCGTATACCCAACAACGCACGTAATCCTGCGCTTGGCTTGTCGCCTCTCCATAAATCCATCTATCAGCATTACCAAGCACACCACCAACAGGAGGCTGGAGTTGCGCATTTGCGATATTTGCAACCACCAATGCGCACATACTAACCACCAACAACAACCACTTCCTCATGACAAAACCTTTCTAAAAACCAACAAGTGTTGAAAAACGCTAACCGCTGCCTATCAGCTTCAGCAGCACGAGCAGCACGCTGCTTATCAAGAAAACTCGAGACAGCCCGAGCAGCAGCCCCAGATTCCTCTTCGCCCATACCATTATTGCGAAACTGATTGTACGCATGGTCGAACTCACCATCCGACACATTCGGAGTATATTGCCGAGACCGCGACTGAGAGGAAGGCGTACCATCATCCAGCAAAATCGGTAAACTACATACTCCGATCGCCAGAAGACACAACAACCCACCACCACCCCATACTACAACTTTTTCCAACCGCCGCGATGCCTTTGACATGATTGCTCCAATTAATAATATTGTGTTAGTCACATATAATAAAAATACATTCGTATAATTATTGTGATCTTCTATTTAATTTTGCGAACCACAACAATATTTCACCACATATTCAAACCGCCCCCCAACGCCTGTACCTTAACAATTAAAACGTTCCCGAAACGTCTGAACCCGTGCCTCCCACCTCTCCTCATCCATCGCAGATCGCCCCGCCTCCCGAAAATCCACCGGAGCCCCATCAATAATCTCATCAAACTCCTCATCAGCTCCATCTAACACTTGCACCGTCATCTGAGCCGCCCGCACCAACAACTCTTGTATACCACGCGGACGAATACATGAATTAGCAAATTCCTGCCAAAATTCCACCAAATTACCACCATCCAACAGAGATTCACCAACCTTCATATCAAGCGCCATCATAAGCCTCCCCAGACATACTCACCGAAACTATAAAAAGCCCGACTGATCGAGAGGACCGACCAGCCGGGCTCCGGAATTGCGGCTTTTGAGGTGAAAGGAGAAAAGCCACCACAATTCGCACCACGGTTTTTCGGGGAGTGCGACCCTCGGCACTCATGGCTAGCCGAACCAATGCAGCACCTGATGAACATGCCGCTACGGGCCATGGCGGGCCTAATTATTCTGATCAAAAAGAGTGTGGCTCGGCTTGCTCACGCCTAATGGCCGATAGTTGGCAGCCATTCGTCTGCACTTAAGGACACCACACTCAACAAACCCGGCTGGTTACCCAGCCGGGCTTTAAGATTAGCAGCGGACTCAATCATCCTTGTCACATTGGTAGTCAAACCGGTCAGCATCGTCCCAACTATCAAATCCACGCTCTCGCCAATTATTATCATCCACCTCATCTATCCGATCAGAGGGATGATCCAAGTTATGCGTTGCTGCTTCGAAAACCGGACTGCCGAATCTGTCATTCAATTCATCTAATTCTTGTACCAAATCCTTCGGTCTTTGCATTCTGGATCGCGCTGCTCGAATCGCCTGTTCACATCGAAAAATATCAGACATCACTTTTCTCCTTTACAAAAGAAATCAACACCCAATCAAAAATCGTCTGTTACAAATCCTCTCACACTGTTAATAGCCCTCACCGAAACCCATTATAATCAGTCTCAACAGCCTGATCATCCAAATACAACGGAACCACAGATACTACCTTCTTTTTCGGCCAATTAAACTCCACTACCTGATAACCACGCGACATCAACTGGTCTATATTGTCCTGAAAAACTTCCATCGTTCCAATAGTCCAATCACGTGGCGTATTCCTCCTTGCAAACTGTTCAGCACACGCCTTACTAAGAAAAATTGGTACAATCGTTGCCCCATCCTCATCATAACACATCACAGGGCAAACCTTGTCCCTTTGTAATTCCACATACATTTGAGTAGCGGTCATATGCCCATCACTCGACACCGCAAACCATTTACCCAACCCGGTCATCACAATACATCCTTTAAAGCACCAATCCGACATCATTTTAATACATATGCATGAAAAAAGCCCGACTGGTTAAGAGGGCAAACCAGCCGGGCTCTGGAATTGCAGCTATTGCAAAGGAGGGCAGCCACAATTCACACCATGGTTATCGGGAAAATGCTAAACCCTCGGCACTCATGGTTTACCGGCCAATGCGGCACGAACAAAGTGCCGCTACGGGCCATGGCGGGCCTAATTAATCCCAAGGCTTCTTATCGACCCCACTTGGCAACGGTACTGGATCACATTTCTGACTCCAATCCCGTTTCCCCTGCTGTAGCTTGATAAGCATATACTTCTTGACAACAGCCGGTATCTCACCGGTCCGTTCATCAAACTTACAAGCCAGCTTCACCAAAGTAGGCAAGTTGACATCGTCTAGCCGTTGATGGCCATTTTCCTTCTTCTCCGCGAACCAAGCCAATGCATTGCTAATTCTTTCATCACTACTACCATCGAACTCAGCCAAAAACTCGTCCACCAACTTCTGCACAGAACCATCCGACTTAACCGCTTTACTCATGACGAATCTCCTAGTATGCCATAACATCCTGCGAAATTGTTAAGCATTCCATTACATATATTTAAATACATTGAGATTCGTTTTCGACAAACAACTACCTTTTAAATGCCAACCAATTTTTACCCTGATATTGTGGCTTATAACAAGAAGGACCACGCCCAAAAACAGCTTTTCTGATAGTGTTGCTTATATTACTATTATTAATTCTGTAATCACCGTCAGCACGCACAACACCTACCAATTTTAGTGACCTGCAATGCATGCGGATATATGCTCGAAAGTCGAACATTATCACCAGTCCAAATTATTTAGGAATAACATACACGAACCTCAATTTTTTGGTCCCAAAAATCCGTTTATAACCGAACAAATCAGCATATTCTGCTTCTTTCATACTCATTTGCACGGCGTGCTTGTAAAGAGTCTTTTTATGCATTACCCAACCATGTTCGTCTGAATACCAATAATCAGGACGAACCTCAGCGTCTTGGACAAAACCAACCGCTTTATAGATCGCTCCAGTATGATTAAAACTGGTATCACAATATGATATTACACAATCAATATTTTGTAAAAATTTCAAACATCGACTAACAAACCAAGAAGCAAAATTCTTCTTTTGGTATCTCGGATGAATGCATAATCGGGATAGTTCACAGGTAGCATTGCGAGCGAATTCACCAATTTGAATATTTTGACGGATCAACGGCGAGAATACACATACTGCCACTAAATCTTCACCAAAATACGCCCCATAAGATATGCCACCTTTTCCGGCATTGGGCAAATAATGATATTTGGATAATAATTCCCGGTAGTCCTTGGCTGGAGCCCGTTTGATAGTAATATCAGCAAACTCAAAATCCACTACATCCAATTGCGTGAGACCCAGCCAATATTTCAGTACTTCCAGTATTTTCTCCTTACACGCAAATTCGTGCTCCCAGAGGTACTTTAGTTCGTACTGATCGGCTAGATATCGTTCATAATACGTCGCCTTCGCTTTATCGACGCGAATTGCCTTTTCTTGCGTATGCCAATAATCACCATGACATTCAATCAGCAAGCTCTTATTACCATCTCTTGGAATAACGCAATCGAAATTGTACGGACCGATCACACATTGCGGGTCTGCGGCGGTGTCGTGCCCGTGTTCCCGAAAATACACCACACCCAAATCATCTAATATCGAATATAAAATATTCTGAATGCTCGAAATTTTACCAGATTGTTTAGACCGAAAGCCAGCCAGCCGCTGCTTGTTCTTCTCCAGATTCCAATACTCGGTTTGGATCGCCACTTGTCTGGCTCGATACTCTGGCTGTGCCCACAATGCCTTAGAACTAGCTGACAGCCGCTGACGGACCTCGTCTGAAACATTCCTGGATTTAGTTGCTTGAATCAATCGCTTTTCTTCTGTCCAAGCTTGCACCATTTTGGCCGCTTGAGATCTTTTGAAAGCATCACGGTCTAAGCTGATTCCATACTTGGCACACAGACGTTGAACAGCAGAAGTGGAACCACCCACGGTCGCCACGATTTGTTCCAGGGAATGGGTATCTCGCATTTCCAGAATCGTTGCGATTGTGGTCGGAGTATCCAAATGGCTTTTATTTTTTAATTCTGCTGCTTCACTGGCGGAGCGCGATAATCCTAAGTGCTTGCATATCTTCATGATTGTACGACGAGGTCTTCCCATGGCGTCGCCTATTTCAGCATGCGTTTTACCAGCCAAAAACAATTGCTGGACTACCTGTTGCTCATCTTTAGTGAATTGATCAACGATTGGTATATTCATGATTATTTCCTTATCACATCTAGTCATATTATATACCAAAAGAAAGCCCCTGTCAAGCATTGGGCCTGACAGGGGCTTCTTGAATCAAACCATTGTCTCTGACAACGGTCTATATTACAGGTTGCTCACGGTGATGGTCGCGTAATAGAGGCCGCCATCTTCGATGAGCTTCTTGCCGTACCTAGTCATAATCCCCTTGTTGGGGGTGAAGCTGTTGGGATCGAGCACGGTGGGCGTGCTGAGCAGCGGGATGTACGGGGCGTAGAAGTAGCCCGCGTCCAGGACGCTGTTGCCCTTGAAGCCCATGAGGATCTTGCAATTCGGGAAGAGCGGATCTTTGTAGATCTTCATCTTGCCCTGCAAGGTGCCGACGTTCATGATGCCGATGTCTACGCCTTCCGTGGTGAACGCGTCGCTCGCTCGGAAGTCGTTGAGCTGTTCGAACTTGCTGCAAATGTCAGCCGACATCACCATCCAGTTTGCAGGACCGCGAAGGGTCGTGCGGTGGATGATGTTGGCGACTTCGAGCGCCTTGTACATCAACGCGATGTTGCGGTCAGTGAAGTTCACTGAAGCACCGGCGGCGGTCGCGAAGTTGTGCGTGGCTCGGATGGCGGCACTGATGATGAGGTCGTTGATGATTTCACGGTCGATTTCGGCGACCATTTCATCAGCCATCAGGTCGGTCAAGGTGGCCTCGGCGTCGATGTTGTGGACCGACTTGAGGTCTTGGGCGGCTTCCAGGCTCCACGAGGTCTTGAGCTTGCGGGTCATGGCAGCAACGCTGTCACTGTCGATGCTCAGGGTGACTTCGGGCTGGAAGGGGTTGGCTTCGAGGTCGTACTCGTAGTTGACGCGGGCGACGGCTCCCACCGGGAAGCTGCCTGCGGACAGGGTGATTGTTACGGCACCTGTCGTGTGGTTGAATTCGGTGGACCCGGTCGTCGAGACGTCGACGGCGAGGGTACTGGTGAAGTTGGTGCAGTCGCCGATGAGGACCACGTCCGGAGCCCCGTCTGCGTCAAAGGAGACGCGCAAGCAGGGGACGGCGTCTTCGCAGTTGGGGCTGGCGTCGGCTTCACTTTCGAAGGCTTCGACGACCACGGTGCCTGCGAGGACGGGACGGTGGGCGAGAGTGGCGGTGATGACGTTTCCACCGACGATGGTGGCGTCTTCACCACGGACTTCTTGCGACGAGTAGTACGGGTCCAGTGCCCAGCCGTTTTGGCGAGCGTAGCCCTGGCCGGTGTTTTGACGCATGATCTGCGTTCCGGCAACCGTTTGGCCCTTGGTGAGGGCGTAGCGATAGCGGATGTAGAAGATCAGGCTGGCCGGTTGGCTCATCGGTTGGACGCCCACGAGGTTGTCGGCGATGAGTTTCGGGTAGCTTTTGCGGATGAGGGGGAGGGCGAATCGCGTGAAGTCGGCGATGTTGGCGGTGGTCGTCTGGTCTTCCAGAATCATCGAGCGATTTTCTGGATTCCAGGCGTTGAACTGGTTTTCGAGGATGGCGGCCATCAAGCCGAATTTTTGCTGCTTGACTTCGCGGCACTTGCTGAGTACCGGGCTCCATTTCTGGACCAGTTGGTTTTTCTTGCTTTCGTGGAGGACGGCTGCCTTGTGGAGGTCAGTCTCCTCGGTGAGCATACGGCGTTGGGTAGCAGTGCTTTCGGTAATGTGTTGTCTGCGCGTTCGTTGGGCGCGGGTAGGTAGTGTCATCTCTGAACTCTCCTTAGAGGGTCGTCATTGGTTACAGTTCACATAACCCGTTGATACTGGATTAAACCAGGTCTTCGTCGACCATTTCGGCGATGTCGTTGATTCCAAATCCGTTGCCTGTTCCCACACGGGTGGTGTTGGGTTGGGTGGATTTGGCGACGGGTCGCGGGTCCTGGTTTTCGAGGAGGGTGGCGCGGGTTGAAACTGCTTTGCCTTGCTGACGGTCCTTGTCCAGCCGTTGCGGCTTGGGTTGCTTGCTTTCGGCTACCACGGAGGTTTCCTTGAGCTTGGCAACTTCAGTGGCGAGTCGGCGGTTTTCCTTTAACGCTCGCTCGGCGATGGCGGTTTGCCGGTTAGCAGCTGCAATTGCGCGTTTCTTTTCCTCGACTGCGAGCTGGATTTGCTTCTTAGCTCTCTCAATGACGGCTGTAGATTGTCCGCTCTGCTCACCATCGATTGCGATACCTTCAAGGACTGCCTTGACGGATTTGAGCTTGGTGAGGGCTTCGGATTCACTAAGGGCCGATTGCTTGGCGAGTTGGGCTTCGATCGCAGCTCCTTTGGCCTCGCAGAAAATCTGGAGGCGTCGCGCTAGGTCTCGCTTGTGTGCTTCGGTTTCCTCGATACACACTTTCTTGGCTTCCTGCACTTTAGCCGAATAATCGGTTTCGAATTGCTCGCGAAGAGTCTCTTTGTACTTCACAAGCGACTCACAAATTGACTTCGCGAGTTCCGGCTTTACTCCAGCCTGCTCGAGAAGGCTTTTAATCTTGTCCATGTTCAACTCCTCGCGAGTTATGTTTGTATTATTTTTGCTCGAAGACGATGGGATTGGTACTATTTCGAAATCATCGTAACCATGCTCGACGATCTGAAACTCATCAGCAACACTACCAAACAATTCATAAATATCATACGATGTTTCTGGATTGTAATCGGCAGTGTGAAATTCCCATTGGGCGTGATCGGGAGTAAAGGTTCGGAGATCCCAATTCCACGCATCCTGCACGGTGAAAAATGGCTCCCCCTCGGCGATCTGCTCACGGCAGAATTCGCGAAACCTTTGTATTTGATCTGGTGTAATCGGTTTACCCATTACCTCAATCCAAAGAAATCGTTGATTTCCTTAACCAACATCTTTTGGTAAACGCTTTCATTGAACCTCTGTCGTGAACGATGCAGAGGACGCAAGCGTTTATTCAATCCTTCCTGAATATTCAAAATAGCTCCATTAACAGATGGCTCAGCCACAGTGTCCCAAGTGACAAAAGAATAACCAGGCATCACGCGGTACACTTGATGCCCATTATTCTCAGAGACTTCCATATCTCCTACCCCACGGGAACTAATGCCGACCCGCACCTTGTGGTTGAACAAGCCGCGTAACATAGCCCCACACGGTAAACTATGTAGGACTTCGGCTTCGCCCAACACTTTACGGCCATCCATCCACACTTTCGTGATAAGATGGCTGACACGATCCAAGTGGATCTTAGCATCCGGGGGGTGGTCGAACTCACCCATCACAGCTCGGTTGCTGATATCTTCTTGGATTTGCGAGACAGCGGGGGCCAAGACATCTTTGGTAGAGTAGAACCGACCATTTGCATTCTCCCGGTCGCCCATTTGGAACAGACCGGTGACTCGCATGACTGGCTCTTCTTGACCGTTCCGACCTTCGGTTACGACGTTTTTGGCGTCGATGATTTCGAAGGAGAATGTGTCTTGTATAAGCTGACAACCGGCAGGAATCTGGCCGGTTTCAGCGATGATACCACGGTTAAACCGTGCCGCGCTCAATCTGCTCGGCAGCATGTTTTGAACCCTTATTCATTACTGGCTTTACGGGCCGTCGGTGGCTTGGTCCCGCTTCCGTCATCCTTCTTCAATTCGGGACCGACTTCTTCCAAACTGTCATCTGTCTTGGAAGGCAACTTCGGTTCTGGCATTTCCCGCTTGTTGTCTTTCACGTGCTTTGTGTATTTGGAACTTTGCGGGCTGGTGATATCCTTATCTTCAAATGCTGGTTCTTCCTCTTCTTCATCTTCCAACCCTTCCACACCCTGGGCGGCTGGGCCTTTACCAACCGGAGCTGGTGCGACTGGCTCTTCACCCTCTTCGCCCATCTCTTCGGTCCCTGGTTCCATGATGACTTCTTCCTCGTCACCTTCGAAATCAGGCATTTCATCATCACCCAGTTCAGCAGTCTCTTCCGGTTCTGGGACATCCACAGAATCTACGGGAGCCATATCATCCGCGTCATCAGGGACTCCAGCATCATCCAGATCATTCACTTCGATGTCATCGCTGACCTCTACAGTAATCTGACCATCCGGAGTAGTAGTAATCTTAGCCATGGCTTCCGCCAAAGCTTGATCTTCTTCGTCACTGATTGGTCGCAGCTGTTCGATCGAGCCGGAAAGCCACTTCACGAAACCACGTGCATCACCTTCCATGATTCCAGCAGCGGCTAAAGCGTTGTCATGCAATTTTTTCGGTACCGGGATCTCTACCGCACCATCCTCACTCAGAATCACCACGGGCATATTCGATTCCGGACCTCCGTGATCCAGAATGAATCCAACACCATTGTATTTGCCAGCGATAGCGTCATTTTGCTTTTCACCCCATACGATTTTGGATTCGCTGTGGGTTTTCTTGCTGGTATTCTGGTAAGATGCTCGAGCGTAACCGCGTCCCGGAATACGGGGACCATGAGCTTGGTCTTCGGCTACCCCTTCATCATCCTTTTCCCAAGGCTTCCCGGAATCATCAGAATCGTCAGAGTCATCAGATTCGGACTCTTCAGGTTCTGAATCGTCTGCATCATCATTCTCTGTCGATTCGGATTCACCGTCATCCTTCGAGCCAAACAAGGGGGCTGCACCTGGGAATGGCCCTTCGCCTTCGGAAAAGACAGCGATGGCTTGCTCAACGGCTTTGTTGAGACGACCTTCCGGTATTCGCAAGCCAATGGCTCGAATACCAGCTTTGGCCATGCTTTCTAAACTTTCTTCCAACTTCTTCCCGGTGAGATTATGCTCTTCAGCCAGTTTCTGCATGATTTGGACGACCTTGTGCAAATCATGCTCGTCGGTGATTACTGGGGCTCCATATGAAGCCAGCAACGATCCTTCGGCAACTCGTACGTCTTTAAAGGCATACGGATCGTTGCTCTCTTCGATATCTTCTGTTTCTTTGCGGTCATCCGGACCGGCTGCCAAATCGTCATCCTGCTCATCCTTCATTTCGTAATGCACAGGACGTGATTCTTTAATGGCTGTGCCGCGTTTTCTGCTCTCGAGAGCACCGGCCCCGCCGGGGCCACCCAGCATATTGGCAAGTTCGTCCTCTTCACCAGCGTCCATACCGACTCCGAGATCTTCTCCGCCACCTTCTGGACCACCGGCTTCACTTTCGCCGCCAAATTCGCCCAAATCATCTTCCAGACCCAAATCATCACTGCCAGCACCACCACTGGTGCCACCGACCTGGATCAACGGAGAGTTGATATTGATAACAGGGGCTCCTTGGCCTTGCGGCGGAGTTTGAGGCTGCTGTTGATTGAGATCGGCAGTTAGCTCGTCGGCCAGACCACCTCCCTGTCCGGGGATCTGATCGAAACTGTTCAAAGTTTCATTGGCAGCCAATTCCTCTTGAATTGTAGCAATCAGATCTTCTGCTTCATAGATGGCGGCATCGTCAAAATTGGGGTCCTTTAGACGAGCGATCAAACCATCCAGCTTACTGGACAAGTCGTGTGACTCTTTGATTCGCGGGGTCTTGTCTTTCAAGACACCCAACGTTGTGGCCAGTGCTTCTGCGGCCACTTCTCGATTGGAGATCGCTTCGAAGATCAGTTCCAAGAAGCGATCATAGGCGGATTCGAAATTCTTGGATTCGCTGAGAATCTGGACGTTCTCAGCCAATACAGGATGTTCAGCACTACGAGCGATATTCTTCCATTCATCTACGATTTTATTGCGATTGATCCGCAGATTTGTGCGATACATCAAAGTGGCGGTATCTTCGCACAGTTGTTGATTGAATACAGCTTGTGTCGCCAAACTATTCTCAACCAACGTACGGATTTGATTGCGGTTGAGTAACGTGAATTCTTCCATCTCTGCCAGGAATGGGGAGATGAATTTTACCGCTTCCTCGATTTTACCTTCAGCGATATAGCTGCTGGTCTGCAACATTCGCTTTTGGAATCCTTCCGACCAATAAGCATTGGCTGCGGTATCCCGCATTCGCTTGGCAACCAATTTACGGGCAGCCCATTTCGTAACCGGAAGTCGGAGGGGGCTACCGTCGTTAAAGCTGGCAGACACAATCTCACCGTTCTCAACGATGACGCGGTCCCGCAAGCTTTCCACGATGGCTTTGACTAATTTGGGGCGAATGTCTTCTTCGATGGCATTTTCGGTCGCCACTGTGATATGGCGTGTTACGCCGTCTCGGCATTGCACTACTCCAGAAAATGGAATCGAGCGACCCGAGAAGCGATGTTTCTTCATGGTGTTGAACATCGCTTGCATGCCACGTTGATCGTTCTCTTCGATGGCATTGACGAGTTTGAGGCAGGCGTCTTCGAAGACTATCTGCTTTTCTTTCTCGTAGATGTTGACTTGGCGGATATTGGCAATAGTGACTTTGCCGTGGTCCGTGCCATGGTCAGCAACGTAATATTTGTTGGTGTCCACATCTTCAAAGAAGAGGTCTTGATCACGCAGAGCCACCAATTGCCAGGATTTCCCGGCAGCTTGGCCCATCGTTTGAACTCGTTCCTCGAAGAAAGCCACTTTGGCTTGAGCGGAACTATTGAGAGCGGACAAGAATTTACGACTGTCTAAGTTAACTGCATTAGGCATTGTCAACTCCCCATGCACGGTAGCAGAACTGACGGATTTAAATGCTGTCAGCCCACTGCTTATGCCGATTTTTGGAATTCGCACAAGAATTTGTTGATATTAGCTATACTAATTTTGCACAAAATCAGTTAGTCTGTTGAATTGGTAAGTCATCTGTTGTAATTTCTTCCTGTATAGATGGTTGTCCGTCTTGGTTTTCGGTCAACACATCATACACCTCTTTGATGGCTGTTTTCCTGGTTTCCTCATCGACAGACCATTCCACTAACAACTGATCATCTTTGTTGGGATCGTAGATCTGGATACCTTCCGACTCTGTAGCCGTATTCACGGTCGGTATCGAGCGAGACAAACCATCTAATTCCTTGGACTCTAGAAAATGGGTATAACCACTTAGATGCTCGATAGGATCGGTTTGTGGTAACTTACCGAGTCGCTGTGCCCAAGTATTCACGAGAGCTTGGGCCGCTTGGCGCTGCCCTTGTTGCCTCATTTCAAACAACAAGCGCTTCTCGGCGGCGTAATCAAAGCCTTCCATCCCAAGACCCATATTTTTCTCTTCCGGAAGAGCTTCACTGTCCGCTTCATCGCCAGAGGCGGACAACTCATCACCGCCTAACTCTGGGGGACCATCGGCATCGCCACCCATATCCAAACCACCGGGCATGCCTCCTCCGGGGCCACCTTCCGAAGCGATTTGTTCCATTTCCTTCAGCTCTTCGATTTCATCTGGCGTCAAATCGGTGAAATGTGTAACAATCCATTCTTTGGGGAACCACCCTAGATCTTTGAGATCTGCCATGACACCGACTCTAGTTTGCCAAGTCTCAATTCGATACAATTCCTCCATAGCTGAAGTAGCTGTCAAAGCAATATCAAATCCTTTAAGATCCTCTACAGAATAACCGCGCAATGCCAGGTGAACCAACGCTACTTTCTTTAAGCCGGTAGCAACTTCACGCTGCACCCATTGCACAGCTTTGGCAAACTCTGCGTGTGATTGAGATAACGATTTCTCGCTGGCCTCTCCGGCACCTTCTCCGATGCCAACTCTGGCGAATGGGATTTTGGTGGGAGCAATCATTTTCTTCTTGAAATATTCAATGTCTGCAATTTGGTCGAGATTTTCCGCTCCTGGCAGTGTGTCGATGTCCGGCCCTGTACCGTCTGGTCGTCGTGGTAGAAAGAAGTCGTCTTCTTGGATCAGGGGTGAATAACGTTCATCAAATGTGCCGGTGCTCGGATTATAAAATCGTTGACGCTTGAAATTCCTGGCAATCATTTGCATATATTCAGGAACTTCTTTGGGTGGTATTAATCCTACGGGGATAGTGAATTTGCGTTTTTCAGGAGCGCGGGTGATACGATAGATGAGGGCCGCGTCTTCCATCAATCGTAATTGCTTGAAAGCTTTGCGACCTCCATCGATAACCGATCGACCATATGGATGATAAATGTTTTCGAAGCTTGTCAACCGTAAATGCATCACTTGCCACGGATGCATAAATTGTGGACGTGGATAAATAATATCTTGAAAGAAAAAGCCTACCAAATCACCGAATCGCGTTTCAATTCTCGTGAAGTTATAGACATTCATGAAACGGAGAGAGGAAACACCGTTTCTGTCAATGGTTGGAATAACTTCGAATGGTAAATCGCCGTATTTACATAAATATCGCACGGAAGGACGGCAATAGGTGTCCCACAACAGAGTATCAAAAAACAAATACTCCAATTCGCGTTTCAATCTACGATTTCTGGCCCTAATAATGAGAGTATGTTTTCGTTCTGGATCTACTAGACTAGCTTCATCTGCATATAGATCTAGGGCTAAACTGATTTCGCCCATTTGATCCATTTGTTCGTAATCTTTATATCGTTCCAAGCGGTTGATTTGTAGATTAGTCTGATCAAGGATAGCAGCTTGATTATTGTTATCTAGAAACTCTGCGCCACCAGTGATTCGGTCAAGCTGTGACTGGTCTTGAAGTATACGTTCGGCTTGAAAGATATTTTGTTGACGTGCTAACGCCCGGATGCGATCAAATACAAGCCAGTTACTGGGCATGGTGAGTCCTTTTAGATTTTCAGTATATTTACTGGCAAATTATCCTGCAGATTCATTGACCCATTATAGATTTTAGCGAGGGCGACATGGATCTTTTACGCACCCTAATGCATTTTTTCCAAGACGGAACTCGGCCATCGCCGATACCAGTACCTCCCATAGATATTACCAAACAATTGCTCGATGCCCACAACAACGAAAGAGTAGCCCGCGATCTACCCAGATTTCGTGTTAACAATAAATTGGTGGCAGCCGCCACTAAACATGCCAAATGGATGTGTGAAAACCATCAAATATCACACATCGGCGTCGGCAGTAGCTCGTTAGTAGATCGATTAAACGCAGAAGATTATTTGGCTCGTTCCGTAGCAGAAAACGTAGCTAGTGGCTATACTTCCGTCGCCACAGTCATGGCTGGTTGGATGGCCTCAGGATGCCACAGACGCAGCATCTTCGCCAGTTATATGGAAGTCGGATTCGGTCGCGTCGGCAATTATTGGTGTGCTCTGTATGCCATACCAGGTGTCTCGAGAGACGATACCATCACAATTCATTATAGCGGCCCATTGGGTGCACCCTTATGTGGATGACTAATGCTCCATCATACTGAACAACCGCAAATCACGATAGTCTCTTTCTTCACACAAGGATGGATACAGCAATTAATCACAACAATCTGGCGATTATCGCCAGAACAGAAAATATTGGTTATCGACAATAATCCAGATATAGATGACGCGCTGCCTCTCACAAGTTATCCATTAAACAAATATCAGCACAATCCTATGGTAGAGGCTGAAAGGTATTGGTTAAAAACCCATACCAGATATGGCCTAGTTATTATAAAACAAACCAACAGAGAGAATCTCACGCATGGATGTGGGATGGATCTAGCACGCACATGGTGTCTACAAAACGGCATTGAGAACATGACCCATGTCGAACCGGATTGTGTTTTCGACAACATGCGTTGGTACGAAGAACAATCACGCGAAATTGAATCTGGTATAATATTGGCTGGATGCTTTCGAGCGTTCTGGTGTGATCCAGCAGCGACGATGTCAGATTACCCAAAATGCCCCATACACCCATCGTGCACCACATACCATTTACCAGAGATCACCCATTCATTCCAAAGTCAACAACGTTTAGACGATATGCAGCATCCGCAATACTGCAAATTAGTAAGCCCCTACTTTAACTGGATGACATTGGATACAGGGGATAATAAGCCATTGTTGCCGGGATGGGATACTGGGCACAAGGTGTGGTTTGAAGCCGCCAAGACTGGGCGTTGTGTGCAAACCAATACACACGGTTTAGATCATCTTAGCCACGGCACACTATATGATTATTGGAGTAGAAAACCACTAGAAGAGATTGGCATCATTCACCGTCGTTCATAATAAAACTTAGGCGGCGTCACCAATGGTTTGCCTTGCCCGATCGGGATACCACCCAACTGAATAGTATATGCTTCTAACTGCCGTTGAGCAGATGTCTCTAATATTTCAGTGGGTGCCAATGACATAGGCAGCAACAAAGATGGGCCTCCAGCCTCGATTTGTTGCTGTTGCATGGCCGCTGCTTCCGCGTCCGAATAGATAATCGGCCCAGTCTGGCTGCGGAAATTAGAGTTACCGCCATATGGCATCAAATTCGCACTATCTGTGATGAAACCGTCGGACGTTCCAACCAACGCCAAAGCGGTAGCAATCACCAAGTCATCGAAATTCCCAGCACCCTCTTCCGCCTCTGTCCGATTGGTGTCGCGTCCAACTCTATCACGCTTTCGCACATATGTTTGGAGTTGCTTCAACAGCCGTTTACTATAGATCTTATACCCGTCATCTTCTTTATCGCGAATAAAGTCTATCAAGAATTTATTCAAAGTGGGTTTACTGGCGACGCTAGTGGAGAACCCATATGGTTGTACTTTCAATGGTCTAGCAGAAGAAGTTTGATTAGGTCCGCGAGGCTTATCGTTAATATCCTTTTTACGCCACAAACGTGGATACATATAGTCATAACGGAGGCTGTCTATTAATGTGTCACCGCCGTTGTTACGTTCCACTATCGCAAGAGCACTATTATACCATCTCCCGATTCTATCAATATACTTCACAAAGTCACGAGGGAGGCATCGTGCCATAAATTCGGCGACTTGCTCCATAATATTAATATCGAATACTTCAATGGCACTATAGTCACGCCCTTTACCTGTGGCGATATCCACCCCCATCACATAAGAATGAGCCGGACTAGCCACCTCTACAACTTGATTGCCGCGACGTTTCTCTGGAACGGCTACTACCGGTCTAGACCAAATGAACAATCCTTCGTCTGGTGTTTCGAAGTCGAATGATAGTTCTTCAATATTTCCGGACACCGGATGCACATATGTCTGTAGACCATGTACTCGCAATTCCGGATCTTGAACAGTAGTTTGAATATGCGCTATGACTTCTTTGCCGAGAACTGTGTTACCAGATCCTATGAAATTGGCGAGAATTTCTTGTTCGAATTTCCAACCTTCACCCTGTTCCTGCAAAGCATCATATTGTTCTTGTAGCCATGGGGACCAATATGGACCAAATTTGTTGATTTCTTCTTTGGTATGGCATTTCCGAATCCCATCACGGGGAGCAATTCGCCGTTTATTGCGTGACAAAGGATCGATGTATTCGATAGCCCAATCCATGTCCCACCAATTAATGATGCATGGATTGAAGGTATTGATACCAGCTTCCGCGTCCGTGCAAGTAGACCAATACCAGTTACCGACACCATTCGTGGTGCTAATGACGATAACGTTACCGCCGTGCTGCAGGGTCGGCCAACCGCCAGCCCACATCACATCCATACCTTGGATGAATGCGGCTTCGTCAATAATATTTAGAGATGAAGCGTGCGAACGCAACACATCAGGATGACTGGTGAGAGATTGTATTCTCGAGCCGTTCGGGAAGATTAGCTCGTGTTCATTTTGTTTTATCGGCTTCCACAGCTCTTGCATCCATTCCGGGAGATGTTCATAGATGAACACGACGTGGTCGCGGAGAAATGCCATTGCGTCTTCGTTGCGACGCGAAACAATTAGGATCGTCTTATGTGAGTGGAACATCGCGAACCACGTCGCGAATGCTCCCGAAATCTTGCTGACGCCGCTTTGTCTGCATTTTCTGAAAATGTTGAGGCGATGCTGGCGGAACGCTTTGATAGCGTTCCGTTGATAGGAAAACGGATGAAATGGCAATATACCAGCAGACGGATGCTTTAACTTGCCGAAGTTCCGTAAGAACCATGTTACGGATTGTTGGCAGCGTTGAATGACTTTGGCTTGCTGTGAAGTAACTTTGGCCATGTCAGCCTTTGATGTATTCGAACTGGAAAGGACCACGCCGTCGGAGTCGCCACATCATAGCTTCTTCGTCGGTGGCTTGCCTTCGCCAATCAGTGTTATCACCCCTATGAACCTTAACACTATCCTGATCAGGGTGCGGGAAAGTCATTAAGTAGTAATCATACTTACTTTGGAATCTTAGTCTAGCTCGAATGGCATCTGGCGATAATGTCAAATCAGATGTCAACAATCCTTGAGCGTCTTTTATTCCATGTTCTAAGGCCCACTCTAAAGCGGCAAAATATAGTACAGTGGCGGCACCCGGTTGCTCTCCTTTAATCATATGAACTGTGTAATGCGGTCGCCCGCTACCACTGTAAAATAATCTGATGAAGCCGACTGCTGGGATATTTAATACTGGTTGGTCATGATATCCGCTGGTATAGACTGTATAATTATCTTCAAAATTTACTGCCGCCTCATTGATAGATGATAATTTCATATGATATATTTTAACGTATTAACTAACAAACATAATTCTGCAACAGTTTTGCAGAGAGGTATATTATGTTCGCAGCAATAGCTAAACAACTCGACGAACTATTTGAATTAGAAGAGGATACTTTTTGTGAAGTGGTAGCACTATTATATAATCTGCCGATATGGAAATTGTGCGGGTTCTATTGCTACACGTGGACATATATCAAGCAGAGAGAAAAAGGCAGAGACTATCGTATCTGCCTTAAATGGGTCACTTTCCCGTATATGTTACGGTATAGGATGTTTGTAACCAGAATGAAAAGATTATTCTGGTGATTCATCCTCGTCTGTATCTTCTAAGAGATACACCGAGTAGCCATAGCTCTCTGCCAACATTTTCATCCGTCGCTGCTCTGCGGTTAACGGTATGAAATTCACATTCTCGGTGATGATATTGGCTACTACGTTGGCCACATCTTCTCGTGGGCCTGTCGGCAAAACGCCTAATCCAGCGATACGCATCAAAGCATTGCTGATCACAAAAGACATAGCATCAGCAATGCTTTGACTTCCATATTGCCATGCTTCCTGGTCGCCAGATAAAATTTGGCGTATTTGTTTGATAGTATCAATAGTTCTTTTTGTCTTTTTGGGCGACCGCATCAGCTCATCCACAAATTGTCGCCCAGCAGCTTCTGGGTCACGCTTAATCAGGTCCATATAATAGCGATAACGATCGTCAATTTGTGATACTGGTCGCATAATTATACTCCGAGGAAAAGTAGTGTTATAATATTTTTGCTGATGTATATAACATCAGCAAGAGAGGAATTAAATATGTCGATCGAAGACGCAGAAAAAACCATTCGTGCACATTTTCTTATACGAAACAGGCCCGGATTACCATACAGTATCAAACGCGGTAGTAGAAATAATCTGGCTGTGGTGTTCCAAGAGCTTGGTTACAGAAAAGGTGCTGAGATTGGTGTAGCTCGCGGTGAATTTTCGGAATTACTATGCAGGATAAACCCTAATTTGCACCTGATCTGTATAGATCCATGGGAGACGATACCGAATCTCGAAGAGGGTGCATATAAACGAAAACTAGTCAGAGAATACGCTGAGACTACCGCCAGATTGGCGAATTATAATTGCGATATTCGTAAGTTAACCAGTCAAGCTGCTGTGGTAGACATACCAGATGGCAGCCTGGACTTCGTCTTCATAGATGGTGCACACACTTTCGACGACACCATGTTTGATCTCTTGACGTGGACCAAAAAAGTCCGTCCTGGTGGGATCGTCGCTGGACACGATATTTGTATGGCGTGGCGAGGGGTCATCATCGCCGTAGAAGCTTACGTGCGAGCCCACGATATCCACTCGTGGTATTGCACAGATGAACAAGTACCTACGTACTTTTGGGTGCAGAGGCCGGAATACTTATTACCATCCTAATCGTCGCGGCCAATCCCACGCAGCTGGCATAGTTATTGCTAATACATATGTGTCTACATCAGCAGCCACTTCATGTCCTTGGTGTGGATCGAGTACAATCTCGTGACGCGGCTTAACGATTGTCTCTTCGTTATTGGTGATGATTTTTAATTCACCAGATATAACAATAATCCATTCCTTTTGTTCATGGGCGTGTCTTTGCATCCTGCTATTGGCGGATAAAAAGGCGTGACAAATAGCATATTCTTCTTGCCAATGGATAGTCCAAGCAAGCATTTTGCCGGTAATAGTTTCGTATTGCTTTAAACCAGGGGCGTGTACTACACCTTCTGGGACGCTTAATTTATCAGTCAACTCACGAATTCTATCTAAATGAGATTCTTTAGTACTCATCAAATTCAGTGAGGGGTTTGCTAAGGACATCTTCAAGATCCTCTGAACCAGATTGGATGTTTTGATTGAGAATATTCACGCCAGCTTTGGTGGCTGCTAGCATTTTAGCGTTAGCTTCAATGATCTTAACAGCAGTGGCGTTAATACCCGCTTTAACTTCTACCGCCTTAACTAAACCATCAACCCACATTCGTTGTGGAGCTTGATTTTTGTTGACTGCATCGTCAATTTGCCGTCTTACCAAATCGATGACGTCTTGTGCTTCTTGCCTGTCTGCCCGGCAGGCCGCCAGCACATCTTCTGTGACTTGGTCTAACCTTTCATGATATTTGGCTACATTAACAGTAGCCGCAATTGGTGCTGTTTCCGTGGCCGCTACGGGCGTAATAATCTCCATATCTCGTTCGTCGAGCGGCGTGTTTTGCAATTCAGATATGTCTGGAAGATCACTTACTACTACTTCAGTTGGTGGAGATAAATCCTCTTCCTCATCCACATCGGCTTCTTGCAAGATCTGTTCAACAGCTTCATCTCTACCATCTAACTGATCGAGAAGTTCCTGTAGATCATCATCCAAAATATCGTCATCGGCCATGATCAAACTCGAGATGAAATTGACGTTCGTAAATTGAACAACCAATCCCTATCAATGTTCGGTACCCCCATCATTCTGGATGCCAACGTTGTTAGAGCAATTTTATCTTCTACTAATTGTAGCTTCGATCGGTATTCCGATTCTGGTGTGCCGATATTGGTGGAGATAAATTCAAATGCTTCGGCAAAACGTTTCGGCATAGTACGTTTCTGCGTCCTGGCACTATGCTTATGGGCAATTTTACCGCGACCGTGCATCTGGACATCACCAGCTGGCTTACGTTTTGGCTCTATACGGTCGGCAAAAGTAGGCAATGCTAATTGTTGATGTCCTTCAATATCCTGGTGGGGATCGGTTTCATTTCGTTTAACACGGCGGCGAACACGATCCCTGACGGATTCTGGCATTGCTTCTTGGATTAATTGATTGAAATCGTCTACAGTGACGGTGCCCTCTGAGATTTTCGTATAGATAGGGTGTTCTGTATTTGATCGCATGTTTGATCCTTTGTCGTATTTTTACTCAGCTCCCATAATAAGTCATATGGCATGAGCCGTCCCCATGCTGCGATTCTACCTCGAAATTATATCGTCGCTCTAGCACTTGGGCTAGTTTAGGGTTAATAACCCATACTCTAATATAACTTCTAGGATTATAATCTAACAGATCACGAAACCCGCTAAACGCGGCGTCCATCAATTTTAGAAATATTCCAACTTGATTGCGATAATCTTTGCTTATTGCCATATCAAAATCATAGACATCTGCGTCTTGATCATCGTCATGATAAATGGCCGACCAAACCGCACCAACCACCGTGGTATCATCCAGAGCCACGAAAGCTAATTCTTTGTTAGAAGCTATGTGTATACCAGAGTTGGAGGCTATTGCGAACGCTTGTTCCCAAACAGAATATCCATCTGAATCATAAAATGCTTCGTCAGAATATTCTACAGGGATTACCTGTATATTCTGGGAAATAGTAGATTCAAATAGTATGTGCCATAACTTCATACATTATATTTGTTCTACTCTTCTTCGAAATCGATGTTCGCCATTTTTCGACGATCGGATTTCGACTTATCAGTATCTGTTTTGTTTATAGGTGAATCTGTAAACTCTATACTACGCAACTTAACAAATCGCATAAACCCAGTTACGGTAGGTCGCGACAGACCAGATTGGGTGACTAATTTGCCGATGATTCCGTCATAAGGACGATCATCATGATTGATCAACCATTCTAGAGCATTTAATATTTGTAAATAGTCATCGTGATATTGGCACATATCACGAGCTTCCGATAAGAATCTAACAATTATATCACTAGTCGGTTTTGGCTTATTATCTAGATGGGCGATATAGGAAGTCGAATTTTTGCGATCTCTGGCTTCTTTCTTGATATATGCCAAAATGACTGTTCTGGCGATCTGAGACCACATATTAAAGACCTTGGACATGCCTCTAAATATTATGGTCTCAGATCCACCATAGCGGCCTTGGACTGGCTCCACAATAGGAAGACTCAGCAATTTCGCTCCACACATCGGGCACACTTTATGCATGCTAATGATTTCCTCCATAGTCTTGATGCCATATTCTCTGGCACCAGGATTATATAGAAGAGAATCACCAGGACGTTCTGGATTATAGCAAGAACGGCAATGTGGACGTGCTCGATATTTGTATAATGTTCGCTCTATTTGGACCCACGCCGTTTGCAGCAAATCCCCGAAGGCCGATTCTTCTTGGCCTGGATAGATCGTGTGTAGTCCTTGTTTTCGTATAATCTGACGAATCAATTCTGTCGCATTGGACATAATTTTATCGCGAAGGATTACACGTGTGCATCCTGTCCAGATATATTGGGTTAGCAACCACTCTACATGTTCATTTATAAAGTATAGTTTACGAGTTGGTGCAACCGCATCACTCGGCCATTCAATCTCCGCCACTGGTGGAGAACAATCGGCGTTGTCGAGAATCGGGTTTGGTTCGGAGATTTGTGGTGACTCTAAACCTGTTTTGGACAAATTGCGCGCCATCAATTTTGCCACCCGGAAAGTACACCGTTGTCCGATATCCGGCATTCACCATCGTCCGCAACCGTGCTTGAGAGTGATGATACAAATACCGATTACATCGGAAGTAAAAATCAAAGACCCTACTGTAACCCTTCGTATTATGACGAAGAGCACGACCAACTTTTTGAATGAAATCGGATTCCAATTTACCACCAGTCGCAATAATTAAATTATCGCAACCGCCTGATAAATCCAATCCTCTATTAATAATCTTTCCACCAATAAGTACATCAAACTCCTTACGTTCGAAAGCTCGCAACACTTCGTCACGACGACGTTTAACGGTTTTACCGCAAATGAAATGGGTAGTCAAACCAGCGGCAGTGATAGCTCTCTCTAAATTCTCACCCAATTCCATACGATCTACCAAGATCAAAGTGCTATCACCCTTGAACTTGGTACAAATAGAAGTGACCAATTTATGGAATTCATTATTCTTAACAATTACAGAATCATAAGCAATATCATAGGCTGATGCTTCCTTAATATCCCCATCGATGCCAAACGACAACATATGATATTCGCACGTAATAATACGACCAATACGCTCCAAATACCGTCTACCGACCTTAATGAATGGTGAACCAAGATGTTCTTGCATCACCATAGCTGCTACTGGCTTTTCAGCATCCATGGGAGTACCAGAAAAACCATAACGACGGCGTCCTCGGAATTGATGGCGGAATAGATTTTTATATTGTTGCGAAGACGCCTTATCGCAATTATGGACTAAAAGTCCGTTAGCTTCGAAGCTAGCTACAGAATCAACTGTCAAATCTATTAACCTAATTGGCTGCTCTAATATATTACATTGACGAACTGGTTCAACAGCATATCCAATAAGTTCTAAATCAACAAGAGGATGTCCAAGACTATTGCGAATCTTCTCAACATGTGCCAACCATAAAGAATCGTCTCCATCTCTTCTGTGTCCCCATGATGTCGTCGTAGACATACCACAGCCCATTGCAATTTTCTTATCAGATATACCATATAATCTTTTAGCTTCCAAATAGTTTTCAACTACATCTTCCGCTGCTGCTAATATATGACGCTGCCAAGTTATTAATTCTGATAAGGAAACTTTGGTCCGATCGTGAAGCTTGCTACGGCTGCAACCGCAAATATCGACCACATTTTTCCATGGGATAATCTCACTCCATCGCCGGAGATATGGTTCTGGGTCAATATATCTAGCCCCCTCTGATTTTGGTCGATAGGTAATGCGTCTGGACTTTCTTTTAAAACCAAAACCAATTGTTTCAAGGAATCTGCAATAATCGTCGCTAGTAACAGATACACGCCAACCAATAGCATGCTTTTCATTAAATCTGTTATTACCGATATATAACGACGATTTAATACCAAGGCTAGACAGTGCTATTTGCACAAAACTAGCCAAATACTGGTCTGAAGAATCGAAATTTGCATGACCAGCATGGTGCGAACCATCCGCATCAAATAGCCCACGCAAACAAGCAATGGTTGCAATATCATTTGGTAAACTAAATTGTGGGTGGATACTACCCATCTTCCGACCAGGCTTGAAATCTAATTCCTTCAATTTCTCACAGAAATATTCTGACTTTACTCTAATAACTAAATCACCACGTGTGTTATCAATAGCACTATACTTGCCAGCAAACAAAGCATGATACTGCCTAATAGCTCTTCGCCAGTCAGATTTGTCTTTTCGCACACCAAACTTAACCTGTTTATTATTTAAGAAATGGCCATCACCAATAAATAACCCAATAAGCCGCCATAACACAGCTGTTGGACTATCCCAATCAACATTCTGATGACAATAACTATCATTAACCAACAACAAATCATTAGGTGACAAATTTTTAGCTTGAATGTCTTGTCTCAAGCCATCGCGAAACACTGCAAACGGATGATTTGCCGAAACCTGTAAAGATCGGCCTCTCACAGTCTCAACGTTGATGGGTGATTCGTATTTTTCTGACACACCCACAACGTCATATGAAAGTCCTGCCACTGACACTGTTGGCAAACAATTCGATTTCTGATATTCATCGTACAAAGTCGCAGCTGTCTTCATGCCGGACGGTGTATTAATATATGCTTTAGCATCCACGCATTCATCCACCATGATCATTTCGGCACGTTTGACATACTGTTGTAAGAATTTGGCATTCTTGCGACGAGTATTGAACGCTTTCAGCTGAGTGTCCCACTTCTCGAGCCGCTTAGCAAAGGCCGCATCTGTCTCTTTGGGTTTCCTCTTAGGAACATCCGGAGGTGTAGTAGGCGGCGAAAGAGACTGAATAGATCCAACCACAACCAATTCGTCGTTCGGTCGCCTACCGGCATAAAACATTCCTACTTCTTCCGCTACGTCTCGCAGCTCTAGCCGCTGTTTCAGTTGGCTAATAACTATGGTCTGATCGGCTATAATCACAGTGGGGCAACTGATTGCCTTAGCGATGCAACAAATAATTTCGCCTTTGCCGCCCCCTGTCGGTACGTCTACTATCCCGCACTCCAATTTGCAGGCCCGCTTCGTCGCCTCAACTTGGTGCGGATCTAGAGTAATACCCGGTAAGAAGTCTGGAGTTATATCACCGGGGTCCATCGGCTTGTAAGCCCATGGTTCCCGTTTATCGACGACATTTAATACTAATTTATGCTTATCGCATATTTCTAGTAGTTTCGACAATAATGGTCGAGCGATTCGTTTCTTAGCACGATTATACTTACGATATACCCCATCCCACTGTCCCATCTGGTTGGGATCAATATAGACATTAGGCTCTGAAACGCTGAATTCTCTCCAAAGCACATCCTCTTCGTCGGTGGTAATGTGATCGAAGTAAACCCACTGATTATCAGCTATAATCGCTCGCATAATTGCTCCTTAACACCTTAAATACGTATTAACTTAAATCGATTATTTGCAACAGTCAACCAAGGAGCAACCATGAACATTAAATTAGACAAAATCAGTGCACAATTACGACAAAGAGTTGAAGAAGAACTCGCCAGGCAACTGAAAGACATCCCAAACACGGTCCAAAAAGTAGTTGAAAGTGCCATCCTTAGTATTCTAGGGGTTGTACGCGAAGGTGGTGGTGGATACCGAGTTGACACATTCGGCAAACGAGAAGAATGCCTTAACAGCTATATCACCAAAAAAGTCGGTCAAGCATTGGAGAAAATGGTTGGACCGACTGTGGATAAAGAGATGCGACGATTATTGAAGACTGTTAGTCTCCAAAAATCGATCGCCACACGTATCGCTACCACCGCACGATACCAATTCGAAGATAGCTTCAAGAGGGGAGTGCATGACCGTTTTGCCAAGTTGGGTAATAAAATGGCCAACCAAATCAGCGATGAATTAGAAGCCATTATGAAGAACGTGGCCCATTTCAACGACGAAATTTGCGATCCAAGTAGCTTCGAAGGTAAAATCGGCGAGCTATTTCTGGAGGAAATCGCTAGAGATTTAAGCGACGAGGAAACCACTAGAGATTAAACGACGAAATTCTGTTCTCTCTTGTTCCGACCAATATAGCGGCACGGCTGCGGCAATAGCCGACTACCCAACAGATAGTCTTGAGGTACGGTGCTCAAAAACCAAGGAATCACGTACCTTGGTGGGAGCCGTGAAGCAAGAGAGGGCAGTTATCTAGTGATTTCGCACTTATCGTTATCACAATAATTGCTGCCAGTCGGCTCTTCCACATAAGAGCTATAATCGGCAGTCTGTACAGAATCGTTGTAGTTCTGTACTTCTTCTGGTGTGCATGCCTCGTAAGGTGCTTGAGCATATCCATGCTCTGATAGCGGTAAGAACGAAATGCCTTTCAACTGGTCCTCGTAACACTCGATGACCTTATAAATTTCACCGACTTCCGATTGTTTGAATTTAATAGTACAAGAGACTTGGTTGTCGGCCCAATAACGTTGATAATCCACTACATTTTGCATCTGTTCCCAAATGCTAATCTCGGATACTGGTCGCACTCGTTCGTCGCTGATAGCAAATTTGATTACGACCGTCCGGTCTTCATCACTCAACATAGGTTCGATATGATACCCAGCTGCAGCCAAAATCTTTGCCAAGGCACTATCTTTCGCCACTCGCACTCGTCGCCAATATGTGCTCGCTTCGGGATAGTGAATGCCAGGTGTCGCACCAGCTACCAATGACACAGTCCCGCTAGGCTTTACAGACGTCACTTTGATAGATGGTTGTACACATAGCCATTCTGCATAAATATTATCCCAACGACGGATTTCATTGTAACCGGCATCACAGAAATCCTGCAGAACAGTACGACGCCCAAATTTGGAAAATGCCTGCACGATCCCACTCTGGGACAATCCGATGCGTCGATTACGAAGAGTAACAGCATTCGTGCGAGCATGATGCGTCGGCAACAACGTTACAGTCTTGGCATACAAATATGCAAACTTCAGTGTCCGCATATAATCATCGGCACTATCATGATTCGCCGGGAAAGTCTCCACGAGGTTGCAGAGTTCATAGCTCTCGAGGGACTGCTCGAGGCACGGGTTGCCGCCCATTACACGACCGTCGATACCGGGCTGCCGACCGTCGATCATGCGGCCATAGTCACGCATATTATCCAACCACATCAAGCCGGGTTCTCCATTCACGGCTATTTGTTCGGATATTTTGCTATAATCCATGCCGACTCTAGCAAAAACAGAATTATTCGAGGCCCAACGATGATGATTCAACGCATTCCAAGTGCGCAAAGCCGGTAATAGCCGTTCCATTGCAATATTGGTGTCAGCAAAGTCAAGAGTCGTGCCATTACTGCGGCCTTGACCATAAATAGCAGCAGCCACACTACTGAATTGTTCCTTTTCGCCGTTTTGCAAATAGTTTAACGGATTCTTCATGCTGCAATAATCAAAATCGTCCGCTTCCCCAAAAGCGATTTCAGCGGTTCGCCGCACATTACCAGCCACCACACATCGACCAATATAATTCATAAGATCAACGATATCGACACTACCAAGAGTCTCGTTGACTTTGCGTTCCAAATGGTCTCGCAATAAATCGTGGAGTTCCATCAAGATGCTGGGGCCAGATGCTTTCCCGCCAAATCCACGTATTGGCGTCCCGGCAGGACGAATGTCGCTATAATCGAATTCTAGACAACCTATTTCTGGCCGAATAGTATACGACCAAATCAGATTGCGGACAGAATCGACCCAACCCTCTCGAGAATCAGCGATGGTGTATTTGACATGCTTGCCGTCTGGTTTATTGACAGATATTCTATTAGCACCCTTGGTATCAAATCCAACCCCTACACCCAACATAGACATGTCCATCAGGAAGCAGAACGGTTCCGCCGGGTCTGATTCGATCTGGTCGTAGGTTGATACAAATCCACAATTGTTCAATGCGGCTGAGCCTCGTTCGAACATGAACGGCGTACCCATCATCCACAAGCCACGTCCAGGTGGCAAAAATTTAAATTGCCACATGCGGTCGAACATCTCTTGGGCCGAATCTTGGGCTTTGTGCAGATCCCATGGGATGTGCAGTCTGCGGCAGTGTCGGCGTTGGATTTCATAACAACCTTCTACAACTCGTTTTAATGATAGCAGGAAGGTTTCTTTCTTACCCGGTCCAATCCGGCGTGAATATGTGCGATAGAAAACAAATTCACCTAAGCCGTTGAATCCAAAATTCGGATGTCTATTTGCGTATAATTGTAGGAATGTGTCGCTTAGTCGGAAGTACTCCTCTTCCTGATAGTTGTCGCCGAAATAGTTCTTAGAGATATTGGATACTTTTATGCGATTCACAGTTCTCTCCAGTCTGAATCTAAAATGTGCTTGATTTGTTTCAACTTTTCCACGTTACGTGCAATATCTGCACGTAACATATATAACTTGGTCGGTTTCGGCAATAATTCACGTTCACTGATATCCAATTTTGTTAAACGTGATAATGCTTTACCACAATTCTTAGACACCGCTAAATACAAATCCGAAATCTTGTTAGCTCGATACCATTGCACCAAATTGCACATGGCGTCTGGCCGTGCACGCTGTAATAGCACATCAACGGGATTAGCAACACCTATTTGCCGCGTTACCCAAGCATGTATGTTTTCCAGCGAGTCTTGCGATTGTCGATTTGAATTCTTTTCCTCTAATAACATGCGGTAACAAATGTCAAGCATGTTAGTCTGGTGTAAGACAGCCAATCCTTTACGAAGAACGCCAGTTTGTTTGGCATATTTGGTGGCCAAATCAATGAATTTGCGGCAAGTATCGTCATCGAATTGCCATTCGACGAACCTCTCGGCAATCGCCTTAGCATATCTCCATTGATACGTATTCTTCGGATTGGTGCGGGCAGGAAAACTCAGTTTTTGCCCATTACGTAGATAAGCGTCGGAACACCAGTTCCACACACTCCACACCCGATCATCATCAACACAACATGTCTCCATGCTTTCCATAATACGAGGAGATGTTATGACTGACACAATCGGACCTCTCGAGGAAGGTGACACCACAAAGATGCCAAAAGAGGATTTAAACGCAATTGACGGCGGTCTCGAGGACCGTCGCCAGGACATTTTTGACGAACAATTCCAAGCACTGATGAATGGATTTGGTGAAGCGTGTGAAAAGCAGAATATAGAAGTAGCAATCGCTATCGCCAAGCATCCAGATAGAGAAGAACCAATAGTCTTCTTCAGAGGCCATTTAGTAGACGCTGCCGCCTTAGCAGCAAATGTCTTAAGACAAATCAAACAGCAACTATTTGATAATCTACGCACCGAACCTAAATAATATCACTGAACAAACCAAATATCTCTTTTTGTAAATCATCGTTGACCTCTGCACAGCATTTTGCTAGCAGCTGATGTATTTTAGATGTCTTATCCAATTCCCAACGGTACACGCATATTTGCAATTGGTTGATATTAATCGGAACAGCATGTTGTTCCTGCAATTCTTTCATAACTGCAACAATTTTCCTACAGATGTCATCGCATAGCTCATCATCATCGCCGATATAACCGCGAATAGAGGCATTCAATGAAGCCAAAACTTGCGAGAATTCCGTGAACATATATATTCTATCAACATCGTGATCATAAATTATCGTCCACAGATTGATAATTTTATTTGCAAAATCCATCGATATGTGAATAAGGCAGTTTGCATAATTCATGAACAGGTATCTGTCCACCCTCGAAAATCCGCACAATATCATCTCGCAGAACTTGACCAGCACGATCAGGAAAATATTCCTCTACTACAGATCCAGCCCGAAGAACACAAAACAAATGTGGCACCAAAGACGGAACATCGAATACATTATCAGGTCCTAATGTTATTCTCTCGACAATAGGGCCATACATAGTAATAACTTGAATCTGAGCGGTACCAACATGAAAACGATTGGCACGATTTTCATGATAATGCAGCGAGCAATATCCTCCAGCAACCACTTCTAGCTCATGTTTGGCATAGAAAGGCGTGTATATCAGTTCTCGCGTTCTGCCCCATATCTTTTGGTTCCATTCCATTATTACCTCCGATTATGATACCCAAGCGTCTCATAATAATAATTTGTAGTACGCTCGCCTTCTACAATTACTTCGTTGAAACTGACACGATTATCCGCCGTGGTGCCGTCATCTTCCGTCGGCAAAATGTTATCAGAAGGCTCAAACAAATCGATATAAGCAACACCATCAATGGCTTCGATAACTTCTATAAAATTGGAAATATAGAACGGTTCTCCCATGTCCCAATTATCAATTTTGAAATAATTCGTAATAGCAGTTTCAACGCGCTCTTTCACTACGCTAGCATCTGCGTTGCGATTTATCACCACGTTCATGTCGATATTAACTGGCTTCAATAAACCGTCTAACACAACCACATGATCCGTGAGTACATTCAAATCGCTAAAGTATGTTTCCAACCCAGCCTTGAGGCCAGCACTGGGAGCCACTGGAACGCCATCTGGGCCTTCCGCCAGCACATATATTTCCACCCTGTTCGCATTCAAACCAGTTCTGATAGTAGCCAACGCTTTGTTGACAGCTCCATACACTGGATGAGAAAAAGTGGACGCCGCCGTAGCATAATCCTCGGAGGTGACGATGCTGCGTTGTGTTGCGAATTCTCGGGGAGCCCTCTTTTTGGCTCGTTCAATAGTTTCACGATCTGTCCCACCACTGGATGGTGTAACGTTTCTGAACCGTACGGAAACAGAAGCGTTGGCGGGCGGTTGTGGTGTGATGGGACGAATCGAATTGATTTGCCCCACGCCTATTCGACCACGAATACCGCCGCCTATTCGAAATCGGAACGTAATTTGTGAACCGGACACAGGAGCTGCCCCGGTCATATCATCACCAAATTTAAACACTACCACATCGGTATAAAAGATGGCTTCAACTACCTTGTCGTTTGGTCCATACTTCTCGATCGGCTCGGTGATCACTGTCCAATCTTCGGTGTCATTGCCAACCGTCACCGTAACAAAGATAGGACTCTCCAGAATATTAGGTTCGGAGATGGTGAATTGTTGATTAGGACCTCCTGCGCTAGTAACTGATGCTGGGCTTGCAAAACGGCCTTCCACGCCCCACGCGATCACGCCATGTTTACTCGCCGGGATAATTATCTTGCTCGTCCAATCATTGGGAGCCCGATACACTTCGTACGTGACATTCTGTTGGTCGCTGGTCTTAGTCGTGAACACCAAACCCGGATCTATTTCAATATCCGAATATACGGGTTGATCGACGGTCAATTCCATATCAACCACAGCGGGTGTCTGACCACGTATTCTCTGATTTATAAGTGCTAGATGATTTATAATAGCTTGCTCGGTCTTAGCGGTGCCTATGAAAGCTTCGTTAGCTAGCATATCACCACGCAAAGCCAATTTGTGGACTTGTGCAGATACGATTTCGACTAGCATCATCATACCATTGCTAGCCACGAAATCATTGAAGTCATCTGGGAAATATGTCTGAATATATTCAATGATCGCACGGCGTGCGGTCTCAAAATCTAATCCACTGAAATCTAACCGCCGCAATTCGGAAGCTGGCAACAACACACCAAATGATTCTGGTGTGGATGGCAAGTCAAACAAGGTTTCTCTATCTGTCATCTTTAAGGCCCATTCCCTAATTTGATGAATTGTTCTATGTTCAAATAACGAGTTGGGTCACGCTGCATTCGCATAAAGACCCGGATTGCCATTCCATTGTTGTCGAGATCTGTGAGTATTTGAACATCATCAACAATCACACGCTGATCGTATTTCTCGATCTTTTGTTTTATCTCTAATTCTAAACCTGTGACGGTAACCATATCACCGAGATCGAAAACAGCGTTGCGTAAATTGACGCCAAAATCTGGCCGCATTACACGTTCGCCGGGTATCGTCAACAATAATTGTAGAATGTCATTCTTAATCAGCTGTTCATCCTCTTGACGAGACAGCACACTTTGCGGCCCACCAATAAATGGTGGGTTATATCCATAAAATTCTGCTGTCATTTTAGCACCGTGGCTATAGCTCTCAATCGAGCCAATTGTTCGTCGGCTTCCGTGGCATATGCATTAGCATCCACAATAGCAGCTTGTAAGGCTGCTGCGGCAGTTCGCTTACGCACAGTCAACTTGTCAATTAACGCCAAAATATCCGATCCGGTAGAGTCGGACGCTTCGGCCATCGCTTCCAAAGCGGCAATGTTCTTACTTGCCTCATTCACAATTTTTTGTTGCGTATTAATTGTGACTTCAGAGTTAGATCGTGCGACACGTAATTCATTCAACCGCTGGGCGACTGTTGAAAACGTTTTTTGCGATTCCGTGTCTATTATAGCAACATCGCTCTCAGTCAATCCCAACTCTTCATAATCAAATTTATTGAGATTGTGCTGAATCTCGGTTTTCTCGGCAACCAACATAGGATTAGTGGTTTTAAGGTTCGTGTCCTCGAAAGGCAACACTTCACCTATTTCATATTGCTTAGCGTTATTGCCAGACTGTTGGCGAGAAGCTCGAGATATGGTGAATAACAAATCGCTAACTGTTTGTCTGCGTTCAACAGTCGTAAGTTGTCGTGGTTCACGTTGATGTAAAGCTATGCCAATTGGAATTTTCGGAAACAACAAACTAGTTCTAGGCGGCGATGTGGTGCTAATTAAATATGTGATATTCTGGGAGTCTTGTGGCTCCTTAGGTAACACACTCACATACAAGCCAGTTGGATAATTGATAATCATTTAATCGGCTTCGCTTCTTGATACGGTTTGTTGTATGTCTTAGCTCTGTCCCCTGGAGACCGTTTGGAAGGACGGGATGGTTGTGGGATACGTTGCACAGATGCTCCACCGGGATTCGGACAACCTCCGCCTGGACCGGGGAAAACCCCGCAAACATAAGCGTTCAGTTTCCCGCCATGATACGTTGCATTCGTTTGTATATTCCCATCGAATAGGGTAAACAAAGTACCAGCCGCTTGCATGCGTATGGAACTACCAGCCCGCATAAATATATGTTGATCCGCCCGCAAATTGATGCTACCATTGCTGATGACATTCACTTGATTATCACAATATATCTCTACAGTTCCATTGGCCTCATCGTTGTATATTACTATTTTACGGGCATTATCATCAAACCATTGGTACATTTTCCGTTTTTTCTTAGCTCGCCAAATCCCAAGCTGATGTTTCTTACTCAACCAGATACCACGCTCTTGGCAATCAACCAATTCCACCCACGGACCGTCGCCTTTTTTACCGTCACGTGCTTCTAAGCCCTGTTGAAGTTCAGACTTACCAACGCCACTAGGATTAGCTGGCTTTTCAGGTGCCTTGCCTTGATTGGCCCGCGTTTTCAATCGCAAATATTCATTGTCATGATCTAACTTCAGATGATGGGAACTTTTCTCTGGGTCAGCCATCATAGCCGGTTTGCTGATAAATTCATTCTCTTTAAGATATTGCCATTTTGGCACCCAGCCTTTACCAAGAGAACTTGCTAGAATAATATATTGATATCTGTCGTTGATCTCTACCGTTTGACCCAACGGAGATCCCCACATCGTGTGATTGGCATCGTCTCGCTCATCGAATTGCCAGAAAAAACCACGCGGGTCGCCTTTGGCCGGTCGTTTCTTAGCACCGGGCGAACGTCTACCTTTTATGAGTACGCCCATACCGCGTGGCAATTCATCCTTGTCGGCATTAGTGTCGCTGCTGCCACGATCATCTAGTACTAATTTTATGCCATATCTGGTGACAATTCGCACCCAACGAGCATCACGATCACCCCAATATTGGTTTTCTTGTTCGCTTTTTGAGCCAGATTCCTCTAACAAATTGCGCTTTATGAATTTGTCGTCTTGAGGATGGAAACCTTTATCATACATCTGGAAGAGCATGCCACCCTTGGTACGCATTTTTATCCAGCGATAATCTGACTCTGCTTCTTTGGACAGTGTCCTACTTGGCCCATACTCCCCCTCACGCGATTTGGAGGCTATGGGACCTTGTTGTGCCCATCCCACATCGCGCATTTCGAATCTGTGCCCATACCGCGTGAGCATCATTTGTTTGCGTTGGTCGCCATCTTTATCAGACGCTCGAGGGACATTATCATTTAACAGTCTCTGGAGGAATAACCACCGTTTTGTTTCGAATTCTTCATCTTTGGAGGTATCACCAGTGAACTCGCCAACTTCTGATTGATCGGTATTTTGCCAATGATATCCTTGGTCACCCATGATGAATATATGGCCATACTTTGTCACGCGAGCCATATATTTCTTATCGGGGTCATTTACTTCCGGTTTGGCCGATTGTTGCTGGAAAGCAGATCCTTGTATCGCATCATGTTCGGCTGGTGGTGGCGGTTCTTTATGCTCAACAGGATAATATCCTACAGCAGAATGAATATCTAGATTTCCGTATCTATCGGTCCATCCGTGGGCCATAGGTCGTCCATCTTTCGGCAGATAATCTTTATCATAATCTTCTGGTGATTTTTCTGGTTTGCCAGATTCATTAATTGGTACAGGGGTAATCCCATGCACCTGTGGATAGGTATACATCTTACGCCGTGTTGGGTCCGCAAATCCTATCCATACCGGCCCATATGGATGTTGTCGTTCAAATGTAATCCACACCCAGTCACCAATGACTGGATGCGAAAACCTACCAGCATGCTTACCGCCAAGATCTGGTGATGGCACCGCCCATGGGCAACTATCAGCGGGGAGGTCGAAATCGTGCATGTCTGGGCATTTAAAGCGGATTCGCATCATGTTTAACGGGTCATTAGTCTCTACGACCATTGCCCGATAACAACCTGGAAATCTCTCCCAAAGCGGTTTTGTACGCAGCTCGAAAAATTTATCCCACACAGTAGTCGTTGGCATAGGTATCTCCGCAATATTTACAATAATTTCGCAGGGTCGATTTTGTGGCGCGATTGTATCACCGCACGTTCAACGGATAACTCCCTATATGCTTTTTTGTAAGCCAAGGGGCAATGTGTATTTATCCAGCGTATAGCCCCCTCCAAAGATAGATTAATGACTCCATGAATGATCTTGAGCCGTTCACTGTCGCTGACTAATTTAGCGTCCAAACCACAAATCTTATTCCCACGAATCCCTAATTGTAATAGAAGTATATATCTGGAACTTTTAAGACCATTGTAATATATCCACAGTAATTCCATGGTAGAACTCACAAACAAACGACCGACAACAGAAGCCAGACCCGGCCTTAAATTATATTTTGTGGGCGTCTCCGGCATTGAACACATCGATTATGGTCGTCGCATGACCAAAGTTAAGTATAAATGCATGCTTAATGGCGGTTATATCATTAAGATGGTGTTGCATGACCCAAATTTCAACACCCTCGATGCTATAATTAAAGCAGACTTCTTCAAGACGTCACGCAGCAAGCCTTTGATAGTCCGTTTTCGGCTGGTAGCAAGCAGAGATGGCGGAGAATACCCGGAAGCTGGTACTAAAGAGCAAATCGCGTATGTCACCCAGGTCAAATCGGCTGGTAATCAAGCAGACGTTGCTCGTTTAGAATTCGTCGCAATAGATCCAGCATCATATTTGTTAAACGAAGGGCTAGGCTCTGGCAAGGCGTATCAGGGCAAGGTCAGCAACGTAATCAAGCAGGTAGTCAGTGAATATGCACCTAACATCACATTAGAAATAAGCGATACAATCGATTCAGATAAAAATCGATTCTGGATGATGCGGCAAGATCCGCAAACATTCATAACATCCTTGCTGGAGTGGTCATCCGCTTTTACACAAAGCAAGACACAATGGATAGTCAATTCCAGTGGTTACAATTTACAGATCCAAGAACAAGCCAATATCAAACCACGAGAACGAGCATATTACACATTTTGGTCAGAACATGTTCACAGCACCATCACCGGATGGGAATTAATCACGGATAACGCACTGTCTCTGGTCCACACCAAGATTATTTCTCAAGGAATATCAGCCACTTCTGGGTCATATTTAGATAGGATTACAGACCAAAACGAAAATCAAATAGTCGCCAAAGACAGCACAACCAGCAAGAAAATAATAGCTAATACCGACGCCAATCAATCATTCACCAAACGCAAAGACGATTCTGCTGCCGAAGGAGTCTCCAGTATAGCACCTATTCCTGAACTATATTCTGGTGGCGAATCCGGACTAATTTATGGCCAATATATTGATGGACGAGCACGGGATATGTGGTTGAATCTATCTCGACAATTGGTACGTTGCCGATTTAGAGTCACTGGGCACGGGGAATGGTCCGATGGTACTGGTCTTGGTGTGGATACTATCAAAATACTGTGGACAAAAGAAAGTAATAATCCTAGCGAGTATTCAGCAGAATGGTTTGTTACCGGGAACTGGTTAGTGTACGGCTTCGAACACGAGTTATCCGGACAAGACTGGGCAACATATTTATATTGTGCTAGATTTGATTGGGATGCCGCCGCCACCAAATTCCCGTCGACAACCGCTACCCCCAATTAAAGCTGGGATTGTACTAAATACGGGCTTGGATATTCAATAGTTGTGCCAGCTGGTGGCCAATTTAACACTTCCACAGGAGCGTTGAATGCTATTAGTACCCAATCTAAAAATGGGGAACCAAAAACAGAATCAGCGATTAAATCTGGACGACCCTCGAACGCACTAGATACGTAATAGCGAAATATTTGATCTTCACTTGGCCGCTGTTTCAGAAAATTAGGTTGATTCCATACGCCTACGGTTTCTACTCCCTCATATATTCCGACTTGCGTACGTCGATAACGACTGCGAAAATTGAAGTCAACCATATTAATACCAACTTGGTGGTTCGAATGCTTGAAGAGTTTCCAAATTGATGATGGGTAGATCAGATTTGCGGGCCAGACCATGGTCAGACATCATACCCTTAGTCCAGATACGTAAATCCACGCTTATATCTGTGCGTAAAGGAAAGGCTCCATTCATTTTATTACCTGGTGGCATAACCATCGTTTCGCCATATTTCACATCTATCGTCTTTATACGAGCCGTCATCGGTGTCATACCACCAATACACCATGCGTAAAACTCTACCACTAATGTATCTCTGGCGGTATCACGATCTTGGGCTAGTGCGAAATAACCACGCAACGTCTTGATGTTACGTGTTACTCTCGCAATACTCCACGCTTCACTATTATTATCATCGAACGAATCGATAATATAACTCCACGTCAGGTTTATCTCTCGCGGTCCGGATGATACGAATACGGCGATCGGTTCAAACCCGGCTGGCAATTCGTTCTCATCCCAATTACCTCTACGTCCATCCGTGGTGATTTTAGGTGGGAATTGGAATTCAATGTCTCTATATTTCCATTTATCGTTTATATCAGCCTGTCCACCCGAACTATAACTCTTCCAATCGCCTAAGCAACCGCTGGGTAACTCACCACTTTTAGGCTTCGCCAGGCGCAGCCTAAATTGGTCCTTATGGCGCAAAAGTTTATCAGCAGTTGTGTATTCCCACCCCATATTATGACCACTTATTCAAGTCGGATGATAATTCTGAATCCCCCGGCATGGACGCCGCAAGCTGTCTTTCCAGAAGCTCTTTTATTTGAACAACATGGTCGCTAGTCGTGTTGCCACTGATGATATTGACGATTCCTTGTAAAATATTGTTTTGTTGTTCCAACAAAGTCGCCATTCGCATCGTATTCTGATCGCCAGGACTCTCACGTGGTGCAATTACTTCCACACTCGTCACAGCCTCTGACCTGATAGCCTCTTGAATTCCCGCTTCTTCTGCAGCACGTACTGCCGGTAGAGCCCGTGATTCAACAGCAGCTTCTATACGTTGGCTGACACCCTCTAATTGCGTAGCATATGCGTCTAAGGTCGTAACGAGCTTATCTAAATCTGTGGCGAGTTTATCACCAACATCGAACCCAGCCACCGCATCACCAAGATTTCGCAATACAGCTATCAATTCATTAGCTGGTTTACTAAAGGTGTCCACAGCCGTCTGCAATGGTTTGGCCGCATCCGTCAACCCAGCAGAAAATTGATCTAATTTCGGCAGCATAGAGATGGCATCTTCAGCCACTAAGCCAATCGATGAGGTGGGTATATCTTTTACCAAAACAATCGCCCGCCTCAAGGCATAGATACCACTTGCTAATGCGGAAGTTGCTATACCCAAACGAGAGCCAGCGTTTTCTAATATATTCGAACTCTCAGCAATTGATTTAGCTGGTTTACTTAACCTGCGAGCACCCCAACCCAGAGCTATGCTGGCAGCACCGATTGCGCCGCCTGCCACCGCGACGCCAGCAGCGACAGGTAGCAATGCTAATGAAGCTGCCCCCAAAGGAATCATCGCTAGACCTAAGGCAATACCGGCTAACAATAACACTGATGCACCAGCTAATAATTGCGATGCACCACCCAACAAGAATGTGGCACCAGTTAATAACATCTGTGCCCCAGTGACTATATTAGTAGCGGCAGTATTCAACGCATTCGCACCAAACGAAATCACTACAGCCGCAGCCGAGATCGCAATCCCGGCGATAAACAACGCTCCACCAGCGATTGTAGCCATCGCCGCCCCAGCAATCAACATCACTGAGCCGGTCGCTATAGCAGCACCGGCCATAATCATCATCGCACCCGTCAATCCCAGCATGATTGACGCACCAAACAGTTCAAGAGATGCATCCCACAATGCTTTAGCAAAATCGACGAGAACTTTATCGGCCAGCTTTTTCATCACCACGACAGCCGCATCCATAGCCTCTACAAATATCTTAAAGGC